ATGTCGAATATGAGGGTAGTGTCGCTGCCGAACTCAGGGCAATGGCATCTGAACTAAGTAAAATTTTGCACCAATTTACAAACAATAATATTTAAAGAAAATGAACTTCACAAAAGAACTGGCCGAACTGAAAACCAGCTTTTCGGCATTGACAGAAGAACTGAAAATGCGCTTTAACGCAGAACCAGCAGCCGAGCCAAAAGCATTTGGCGAAGCCACACTCGTTGACGGCACAATCGTAGCATTCGAAGGCGATGCACCCGCAGTGGGTGGCGCACTTATGGTTATCAGCCCCGAGGGCGAAGTACCTGCACCTGACGGAACTCACGAAACTACCGACGGGCAGTTGATTTCAACTGAGGGTGGTATCATTACCGAAATCGAAACCAAAGAAATGGAAGTCGAAGAAGAGGCAGCAGCACAATTTGCCAGCCTTGAAGTATTCGAAGCCTACCGCACAAGTGTTGAAGACCGCCTGAGCAGCATCGAAAAGAACCTGATTGCTATGCTGGGCAAGGTTGAAGAAACTTTCAGCGTGTTCGAAAAGTTCGCAAACCAAACCCCCGAGCCTGCTGCACCCCAGTTCGGCCACAAAAAAGTAGAAAAAGACAGCGCACTTAGCGCTTTCGCATCCTCATTCAAAAACCTTAAAAAATAAAATAAAATGGCATTTGTTGTTTCAGGTCTTACCGACTACACCAAAGAGGTAAAAACCGACCTACTCGTAAAATCAATGTTCAGTGGTAAAACTGCATCTTTGTTGCAGGGTGCTGGACAAGTTGTTCCCGGAATTAAGAGTGCAGAAATTCTGCCTTTGCTTTATTCTGATGTGTTTTTTCAAACTGACGGATGCGGTTACACTGCATCAGGTAGCACCACAATCAGCAAAAGAACCCTGACCGTTGGTAAAATCAAAATTGAAGAAACTTTGTGTCCTAAGACTTTGGAAACCAAATACACTCAGATTGGTTTGGCTGCTGGCGCACCCGTTGACCTTGGCGTATTCCAAGAGCAAATCGGAAACGAAAAGGCTTCAAAAGTAGCTGAGGCTCTTGAAACTGCAATTTGGCAGGGCGACTCAACCGGAGGCTCAGGCAACAGCGGTTTCTTTGACGGCTTCCTCACTATCCTTGGCGACCTCGGATTTGGAGGTGCTGGCGACCCTATCGAAGGCAACCCCACAACTGGCGGTGGTTACACTCAGTTGACTTCGCTTACTTCTTCAAACATTGACGAAGCCATTGCAAAGATTTACAGCCTTATTCCTGCCGGAGTTCTTGGCAAAGAAGATGTGTTTATCGCAATGGGCACAGATACCTACCGCACTTACCGCGCTTGGTTAGTATCTGCCAACTTGTTCCACTACGACGCTGTTGAAGCAACTGCAATGGAAATCGTTGACCCTATCAGCGGCATCAAAATCTACGGTCTGCATGGAATGAATGGCACTAACAAAATTGTTGCCGGACGCTGGTCAAACTTCTTTATCGGTACTGACATGATGAATGAAGAAGAAGATTGGAAAATGTGGTATTCTCAGGACAACGACGAAGTTCGCTTCCGCGCTTCAATGAAGTATGGAACGCAAATCGCGTACCCCGAAGAAGTAGTGTATTTCAAACTTCCATAATTAACGAAATAGAAATTTAAACCCGGGGGGTGGGGAACAACCCTACCCCCTTTTAATTTAAAAAACAGATGTGTATATTAACTACCGGATTTACTCTTGATTGCAAAACGCAGTCGGCCGGAATAAAATCAATTTACCTTGTTGAGTTTGGCGCAAAAGCCACTTTGACAAAAAGCAGCGGTGAAGTGTCTGCTCACACTTTAACCAGCCCCAAAGTTTATTTCAAGTACGAACTTGAAAAGGAAACCACCGCTATGACTTGGAGAACCATTCCTTCAACTGAAAACGGCACGGTGTTTTACGAAGCCGAAGTGAATGCCCGTTTGCACAAAGTAACCACCGCCCAAAGAAACGAAATCAAATTGCTGGCTCAAAACCGAATGCTTTTGATTGTGTTGGATGCAGAAGGTAATTACTGGCTGCTGGGTGCTGATTATGGCGTTCAGTTGCAGCAAAGCGAAAGCAACTTCGGTCAGGCGTTTGGCGACTTCAAAGGTCATGTGTTGAATTTCTTGCATAAAGAAACCGACCTTCCTTTGAAAGTTCAGTCCGCTGTTGTAACTTCGCTGGGTCTTTCATAAGTATTTGTTCATAGTATTTGCAAGGGGGTGGCTTCGGTCGCCCCTTTTTTTTTAAAAAAAACTTGCACAATTAAAAAGGAGTATATATATTTGCATTACATTACTAATTTTTACAGGGTTATTAATGAAATTTGTAGGGGGGCGGTGCTTTAATTAGTGCCGCCCTTGTTTTTTTGCACACTTTGAAAATGGGTACATTTAGGGTTGATGCTCTACATAACCAAAGGTCAAAGCAATTCAGTCATAATCACTGGTCGGGAAAAGGTAAAAATTACCTCGCCCGTTTATTTGTTGGTTTTTGACAGCCAAGTAAGCTATGACCAAAAGGCTTTTATTGTAGCCGACAGCAGCACACACCCGGCAAGGTTTCAAGAGTTCACATTTACCGAGGGCAGCACAGCAGCCAAAACACTTCCGATTGGCACACATTATTGGAGGTTGTTTGCCCAGACCAGCCCCACAAATTTAGACCCTGACTTGGCCAACGAAGAAATCGACCGGGGGATAGCGGAAGTAAGCACATCACACACGAATTTTAATGACCACGAGGTCAACACAACTATAAAACAGCACCACATCGGATGAGTTTTGAACTACTAAAAATCACATTTGCGGAGTCTAAGCTGCCAAAGTTCAAAGAACAAAAGCAAAAGGGTTTCGTTACATACGGGGAAAAGAACGACTTTCCCGATACATTACTCGAATTTTACAAGCGCAGCCCAAAACACGGGGCGATTGTAAAGCAAAAAGCAAGGTTCACGGCTGGCAGCGAGTGTGTAATTGAAGGAAATCAGGCCGCTTTGAAGTTGATTGATTTTGTTAACCCTTATGAGGGGCTGCATGATTTCAAAGCAAAGTTGTCACTCGATTACGAGATATTCAATGGGTACTGCTTTGAGGTTCACTACAACAAGTTAGGGCAGATTGCTAAATTTTATCATGTAGATTTCAGCAAAATCCGCACGAACGACCACCGGACTTATTTGTACCTGCAAGATTGGCAGAAATACAAGGCGGACGAAGTAAGGACTTATGACCGATTTAACCCGGACACAGCAGAGCCGTTCAGCGTTCAGTTATACTATTATCGGGAATATGATGCAGGGCTGGGTGTTTACCCGTTACCACCGTACATTCACGGGCTGCAATACATCGAAATTGATGTTGAGATAGCCAACTTCCACAACAACAACATCCGCAATGGGTTTTCAAACGGAACGCTGGTGCAGTTGTTCAAAGGCGAACCAACACCTGAGCAGGCTCGTAAGTTTGAACGGAAATTTAAAGACCGCACCACCGGAACGGACAATGCCGGGGGCTTAATAATTCAGTTCAATGACGGCAATGAAAGACCGGCAGAGGTTAACCACATACAGCCCAGCGACATTGATAAACAATTTTTGCAACTCAATGACACGGTTAACGCAGAGATATTTACGGCTCACAACTTCCCCCCTATCTTAATGGGTCAAAAATCAGACGGGCAACTGGGTGCGAGAAACGAATTGATTGAAGCGTATGAGTTATTCCATAAATCGTATGTAAACAACCGACAAGCAAGACTTGACGCTTCGCTTGAATATGTTTGCGATTTCATTTATCCGGGCGTACAGATTAGTACACAAGACAGCGAATATTTGGGGGTTGATTATGTTGCATTATATCAGGTTGGTTTGGTAAGCCGTGAAGAAGCGAGAGAAGCGTTAGGATTTCAACCAGTACAAGTTCAGGCGCAATTTAAAGAGGTTTGTGAATTTGAAAAGTGGCACGATGACGATTTAAAAGTATTCGCGCAATTTGGACAGCCCGAAAGTGATTTCGAACCGATTAAATTTAACTTTGCTGAACTTTCAGAAAAGGAACTTGCAATTATGGGCGCAGTAAATGACAACCCAAAGGCAAGCATCAAAGAAATTTCGACAGCCTCACGGATAGCCGAAGATGAAGTGATTAAGATTTTAAGAGTGTTGCAAGACGCTGGCAAAATCGAATGGACAAACACCGCGATTAAAATTACCGACATCGGTATAAATGACATAAGCGACAGCGGAGGCACACCACGAATTGAGTTGAGGTATAAGTACGAAAAAAGCCCCGAGGCTTTGCCACTTAAAACACAATCACGCCCATTTTGTATTGAGATGCAAAAAATGAATAGGTTATACACCCGGCAAGACATTGACCAAATGACTGCGATTTTGGGTTACGATGTATGGAGGCGCAGGGGCGGTTGGTACACCGTACCCGATAGCGAACCAGCAATACACTTGCCGCATTGTAGGCACGAATGGAAGCAGGTATATGTAAGGAGGCGCAACAATGGCTAATT